CGGTCCAAGATTCTGCCCCGCAGAACCACCGGCACCTGCGCCATGCATCAGCGTCAGCTGACCGAGGCCATCAAGCGGGCCCGTCAGATCGCTCTGCTGCCCTTCGTCACCGAGTAAAATATTGCTCCTGCAAGGGCCTCGCAAGTTGAATCAAAAATCTCTCCGCCGTAATGGTCGGGGGTCGTAAGAAAGTAATATCGTTTTTTGCAGGAACGGCATGGCTTCGGTCATGCCGTTTCCTCTTTCACAAGTTCATTCAGCGGGATAAATCCCACAAGGTCATAGGAAATGCGGATGTTCTGCCGCCGCTTGCCGCTGCTCTTATCAGGTGCTTCAATGTAGATCGCCTTGACAAGCTCCCGCAGGGCGTAGGGGGTAAGCTCCTGCAAATCCTCGTATTTGTGTACTCGTTGGATAAACTGCTCCAAGTTCTCAATCTGTCGTTCCTGTACTTCAATCTCCTGCTGTAAGCTCTGGATTTCCACTTTGAGTTGCGTCTGCTCGTCCTCGTAAGTCCTGCTCATCATGGAAAACCGTTCATCGGTGATGCGCCCGGAAACATTGTCCTCATAGATGCGGATAAACAGTCGGTCAAGCTCTGCAAGGCGGCGTTCTGCCTGTGCAAACTGCGTCTTGTAGCCACGGATGGCTTCCTCGCTGCTCATTCGTAACCGCTGCTCCATAACCGTCCTAAAATGCTTCTCGTAGCGTGTCACATAGAAGATAACCGCTTTCATGTGCATCCAGACCAATTCCTCCAACACAACCGCCCGGATAAAGTGTGCCGAGCAGCTTCCCGTGTTGCTGCGGTAGTTGGCGCATACGAAATGGTCTTGCCGCTTCTCAAAGTAGTTGGTGGTACAATACCGCATTTTCGCTCCGCAGTCGGCGCAATAGACCATGCCGGAAAACAAGCTGCTCTTGCCCGTTTTCGTTCTGCGGTGACGCTGCTTACGGATCTGCTGCACCTTGTCAAAGACTTCCTGCTCGATGATTGCCGGGTGGGTGTTGTAGAAAACCGCCTGTTTCTCAATGGGCGTTTCCCTCTGCTTCTTGTCCCAGATAGAGTTGGTGTAGGTCTTGAAGTTGACCGTACAGCCTGTGTACTCCCGCCGTTCCAAAATATGAACAACCGTGTTGGTGTTCCAATGGTAGGGGTCGGCAGTTTCGGGGCTTGGGGATTTGATGCCCTCCCTGCGTTTGTAGGAAGTGGGGTTAAGCACCTTTTCCGCTTGGAGCAGCTTTGCAATCTGCATCGGACCTCTGCCCTCCATGCACAGCTTGAAGATACGCTTGACTACAAGGGCGGCGGCTTCGTCCACAATCCACTTCGTTCTGTCCTCCGGGTCTTTGCGGTAGCCAAAAGGCACATTTGTTGTCAGCGGTACGCCACGCTCGCCCTTTGCTTTCTGCACAGCCCGGATTTTGCGGCTTGTGTCTTTGGCGAAAAACTCGTTAAACCAGTTTTTGATACCCGCCACATCGTTGTCGGTGCTGTTGGGGTCGATGGTGTCAAAGTGGTCGTTGATGGCAATATAGCGGACGCTGTATTTTGGAAAAGTGAAGTTGATATACAGCCCGGTCAACGAGGAATTACGCCCAAGTCGGGAAAGGTCTTTCGTCAGCACTACTACTACTTTTCCCGCTTCGATTTCAGACAGCATTTGCTGAAAGCCGGGGCGGTCATAGTTGGTGCCGCTGTACCCGTCATCTACGAAAAAGGTCGGGTTGGGAAAGCGGTGTTCTTTGGCGTAGCGGAGCAGGATGTCTTTCTGATTGGTGATGGAATTGCTATCGCCCTCGTTGGCGTCCTCCTGCGAAAGTCGGCAGTATAATGCGGTGATTTTTTCAGTTGCCCGTAACATTTCTGTTTCCTCCTTTAATGGGGCAACTGCCAGTACAGGATTGGTTGCTTCTATTGTACCAAGATTTTGTGAATTTGTCATTCCTGTTCCTCCTTCTTTTCTGTAAACTTTTCGCCCATAATGCGCTCCATTTTCTTGTCAAGCGTTTCCGTTCCGTCATAGCTGCCTGTGACGGTGTAGAGTGTGCCGCCGATCTCCTTTTGCAAGGTGAATTCCGGTAGCCAGAAAGCGGAAAGATTTTTCACGCAGAGATGCCCGTCCTCGTTAAAGTAGCAGTTGTGGCGTACATGGTCGGGCGGTAGGGGCTGCGGTTTGAGATAGGGGTCAGAGCAGGAGAAATAATATTCTGTCAGCTCATCGTGGTCGGCTTCTTCCCATAGCCGGATTTCCTCTAACAGCTCCGGGTCGATTTCATGTTCAAACTCTTTGTTCTTGTTCATGGTGGTTTCCTTTCTCCGATGGCTCATCGGTCTATATTGTGATTTCTGGTTTTGCTCTGCTGCGGTGCGTCCTCTTTCAGCGCAATATCCACATAGCGGTGGATTTTTTGCAGATCGGAAACGACTTCCCGCTGTGCTTTCAGCTTGGCGTACTCCGCTTCGTTCTCGGCGGTCAGCTTCGCAAGCTCGGTCTGCCACGCTTTAGGGGCCAGTTTCATATCCGGCAAGTTCGCCCGCAGATAACGGTTAGCCGCTTCCCATATCGTGAGGTCGGCTCGATGCGTTTCTGCAAACTTTTCCTGCTTGCCTTTCCAACGGATTTGCTTGTATTCATCATGGACGGGCTTTGTCTTTTGGAAGTTCTGCGCCTGCTCAATCAGCTTTTGTAGCTGCTTAATTCTCGCTTCCCTCGGCTTCATAGCACCACGGATTTCGCTTGCCTTGTCGCTGACAGAGGACAGGGCAGCGTCCAATTCCTCCAGAGTGAAGATACCCTTTTCCGCAAGAAGATTGACCGCTTTGGAAATGGCTTTGAGTTCATCGGCGGTGTGCTGTTGCTGCCAACTCTGCGAATACTTCCTGCCCTTTGCTTTCTGAATATCCAGATAGCGGAACAGCAGTGTTGACAGGTCGGGAGATTTCGGCTGTTGCGGCTCGGCTCGCAAGGCTTCCTTTGCCTTGAAAATCTCGGACAGCCATTCTTTCAGCTTGCCGATCTGCGCCCGGATTTCACGGAGCATACGATTAGCCGCCTTGATACTGCGGTCGAGTTCGCCACGCTCGGTAACGATGCCTTTCTTCTCCATCTGTGATGCCGCCACGCCGATGTGAACAGTCGGGATTTGCTCAATGCCCTGCCGTTCATAGCTGCGGTGGTCGATGCGTTCCGGGCGGTTACTCTGCTCCAAAAAACTGTTGGCAAGGTCAGCCCACGCCTTGCGCCAGACCTCGGCGTTGTCGTGGCTGTTCCAGTCCACAAGGTCAACTTTTCGTGTCTTGTATCTGCCGCTTGCAAGACGGATGCGCTCGCCGTTTTCATCAAGCACATACTCCTTTTTGGATTTCGGAAGCCACTTGCCCTGCTCGTCCATCGGGCGCATCGTCAAGAGGATATGGGCGTGGGGATTGCCACTGCCTGTGTCGTGGATATTGAAGTCGGCGCACATTCCTTTGGAAACAAATTGAGAGGAACAGTATTCACGGACAAGCCGTAACTGTTCCTCTCTGGATAACTCTATGGGCAGGGCAACTTCCAACTCTCTTGCCAGTTGGGAATTGCCCGCCTTTTCGATTTCCTCCACGCTGTTCCATAGCGTTCCCCGCTCTTTGAAGCCTAGTGGAGCATTGGGTGGCAGCAGAATTTCGGAATGGACGATGCCGCCTTTCTTGGTGTAGTCGTGGGTTATGCCGTCCCACTCGTTTGTGATTTTCTCGCCGCTTCGGTAGGCGGCTGCTGCGACTGCGGATTTACCGCTGCCACGGCTGACGATCTTAATGCTGCAATGGTAAATTGCGATAGTACCACCTCCCGGTTTCGGTTATTCAGACTTGTGGAAAGTGAATAGCTTGCGAAGCAAGGTGTTCGCTTTCCGCAAGTGCGCTAAAGGGTAGACAGCGTAAGCTGTCGCAGGGAAAATGCAGTTTTCCCTGTGCGGCGCAAGCCGCCAATGTGGGAGTGTGGATTTCCCACGCTCCCACAAAGCCCTCGGCAGAGCGCACGACACCCGACAGGGTGTATAAGTGCGCCCTTGTAAACAAGGGTATTATTCCGTAACCCCTCCCTCGGCTCGTTTTTTCAAAAATGCTTTTGCTTCCTCGCTGTGTACTGCGTGGTAAAGGTAGTCTTTCGCTTCCTCGTCCGTCATGGCGATCAACTCCGGCACGATGCTTTCCAGATAGCCGCCACGGGCGCAAAGGCGGTGCGTTCTGATGCGGCGTTCCTCTACGAACAACTTCCGTGTCAGCACTTTCTCCCGGTTTTGATACTGTCGTAGCTGCTTTTGTGCAAGCTCCAATTCGGCGTTACATTCTGCAAGGGTGGTCGGTTGTTTTCTCGGCATATCGTTCCTCCTATGATTTTGTTTTTGATATGAAAAGACCGCCTACCTTTTTACGGTAGACGGTCTGTCATTCGTTTTATCGGCAATCTTTACACCAAGACTGGTTTCTGACTTGCCCATTTTCGCCTTTTTTCATTTTTCTATAACCAAAGTCGCTCAACGGTTTTTCTTTGCCACAGTGAGGGCAAATACGAGTAGGCTCGCTACCGTTGTATCCACTTGATTGAATAATTGGTCTTTGCTTATTGTCTGCCATGCTTTCCACCCTCCTTTTCAGCGGAGAGTTATTCTTCAACAATTCCCAAAATCCAGTTTATCCAACCTATGACTGTGGAAGAACGCCGTAAATATGTGCTGTCAGCTTCAACATGATATAGGCTTGAGTTCTTCATAATTTGGATGATGGTTTGTTTATCCGGCATTTCTCCGCATTGTAGATGTAGTTTTAAGGTTTCGTTGAATACCTTGTGCATCAATATCTGTGTCACAAGAGCAAGTTGGCGTTCCTTGTACTCCAACCCCATTATATGATGTCCACGGGCAGACAACTGGAAAAGAATGTTCCCATCTTCGTCATGCCCTTTGTCGATAAGCCCAAGGTATCGTCCTGCATCAGTATAATAATTTGTCTGCCGCTCATCAAATGCGTATTCCGATGTTATATCTTGCTTTGTCATCGGTTTCTCATTTAACAACTCGATAAGGTTTACAATCCGGGACATACGGTCAGCTTGGGGAAATGAAATTTCAGGCTCAGTTACCAACGGAACAGTTGTCAAAAGGTTTTCAATATCTGACAAGCAGATTTCAGTTGCGATCACATAATTCTTCTGCTTTACCAGTCTAAGCGAATTATAGTTTTGAGGATCGTCAAACTGATATTGATACAAGTTAAACATACCGTTTGAAAAGATAAGGAACACAGGCTTGACCGGCTTGGTTACTCGGCTACTCCATACACGGAAAGGGTAGTAGAGCTGCCTTACAAGAAAATCATCAGACAAGTCCCGTTTCGCTTCAAAAAGAGAAAGATAGTTAATTCCCTCGTATGCGGCATCAATCTCTATTTGAGAATTTGATACAGTGACATATTTAGTGCCGGTGTCTGTTTCAATATTAAAGCCAAAACCGCCGGAACTCATGCGACCGCTTACTGTTGACACGAGAGCGTCATCTTCCAAAAAATCACTCAATATGCCACAAGCATTTGCACAATTCAAAGCAATGGCTTCGCTCACAAGAAACTGCGGCATTAGGCTTTGGATATGAGCAGGAATTGAAATTCTCTGTGCATCAGCAACAGGGGGTTCAAATTCTTTATATGCAGAGAATGATGAAATAACATAATCGCCACGAGTGATAGGCAAGATCGCTAATCCGTTGTCTGCAAAAACAGTTGGGAGATTAACTTTGTGGTCAAACTTAGTCATTAGCCTCGGCTCACGAAATTCTTTGATTTGGTTTGCCGATATTACAAATTGACCACTCCTTTGGATTTCATCAAGAATATCGTACTTGTCAAAGAGGGCTTGCCAAGCAGTATCATTCAGTCCCATAATTTCTGATTAGCACCTCCTCTATTGCCCCTCGCTTGCTTGCATCTGCGTTGATTGCTCGCTTTGCCTTTACGATTGTAATATCGTAATCCTTATACAAATCCTTGATAAAATCGGTGGCTGAGTTAGAAAGCATGAATTTTACTCCACGCTTCGTCAACTCATCACAGCACTGCTTCAATCTAATCTGCTCGTTTCGGTCAAAGCCGCCCTTGTTATAACCTGTGAAACTTGCTGTATCTGAAACAGGATCGTATGGGGGATCAAGATATACAAAACCGCCTTTATTTACTCGTTTCAAAGTTTCAGCAAAATCCTCACTATAAAATGTGATATTGCTTGATGCAAAATATTTGCTAACAGCCCGAAGAACAGGCTCATTAACTATATTGGGGTTTTTGTAGTGACCAAACGGAGAATTAAACTCACCAGAAGAATTAACCCGGAAAAGCCCATTGAAACAAGTTTTGTTAAGATAGATCAATCTGGAAGCTCGCTCAACCTTCGTCATCGCTTGGTATGCTTCCTTATCTCTATCCATATCTCGCAGTGCATAAAAATACTCTGAAGTGTTTTCATGTTTTTTCAAATCTTCAAGCAGAGATTCGAGGTCATCACGAATTGTTTCGTAAACAGCTACCAAATCCCCGTTTAAGTCATTGACGATAGCTTTAGATGGCTGAATGGAAAAAAGAACAGCACCGCCACCTAAAAATGGCTCACAATAAGAAGCGATCCGCTTTGGAAGCAAAGGCGTAATCTCATCTAAAAGCTGGCGTTTTCCGCCAACCCATTTAACAACTGGGGCAACCAGTTTGTTTTTTGCCATTATCACACCTCCTTACAGATCTTTTCATAGTAATTATAGCAAAACAGTCTCATTTTTTCAATCACCTTGCTGCATAAAATTTGTAACTTTTTTTGCATAGTCACTCGCCGCCCGTCGGCGTTCCTCGCTGTACGGTGCGGTCAGACGGAAAGACAATCGCCCCTTTTCAATCTCAAACGCCTTGTAGCCTGTTTCGCTATCCTCGTCCGTCATAGTGCAATGGTCGGGGTACCGCTCCGCATAGGCGGTCAGCCGCTTCTTCAAGTCGGTGTTGTGGGTGTAGACGGTGATCCTGCTCTTGGTTTCATCAAAAAAGATTTCTGTGGTTTTCTGCCGCTTGGTAAGTCCTGTTCGCATTTTAACTCCTTTCTGCGCCCCTGTTACGCAGTAGGGGCATTTTTCGGGTGTTTTTCCCGGCTCTTGACTTGGGAAAAACGGCGATTTTCAAATAGAAACTGCTCGGACAGGGAGTAGTGCGTCCGGGCAGTCGTTATTGGCTGTTTTCTGTTTTTCTCGGCTCTTGACTGTTGGTGTGTTTTTTCAGCCAGAGCAATAAATCCTGCTTTATGACCAGCTTCCTCCCGCCGATTTTCAGCGTGGGGAAATCGTCTGCGTTCAGCAGATTGTAAGCCCCGGCTTTGGATAGGTGCAACGCTTCGGCAAGCTGCTTTGCGTTCAGCACATCGGGTAGATTTGCAAACGGCTCTTTGCTCATTGATACTCCTTTCCCACACGAAAAACAGCAGCCACCTTTCGGGTGACTGCTGCCGTTCTGCGTCATTTACTTGTCCAGATATTTTCCGTATTCAGCGGTCACAAAATCCTCATAGGCACTTGCGATTTTTGCAATCCGCTTGTGTACCGCACTTGCGGTTTTGTAGCCAACCTTGTCTGCGATCTCCTGCTCGGTGTGTCCGTCCATTCGTAGCTTCAATATCTCCCGGTCTTTGTCGGTGATATTCTGCTCGGCAAAGGCGGCAATCTGCATTTCGGAGATAACCATCTGCTCAAACTCGCTTCGTGGGTCGGCTACCTCAAAAATGTCTCCGTTCTCGCTCTCCATCATTTCGTCCAGAGAGATAGGCTTGCCGGAACGGTTGTGATACCACTTCCGCATGAAGTCGGTCTTGACGGTGCTACTTGTGGTTTCGTAGTCCTCAACCGTCCTGTTCTCCCAGATAGCATCAATCATCGGTTGCCAGTTTTCTTCCGCAATTACCATATCGGTGACATTGCCGATCAGATTGCTGAACTGCTGATAGGTCAGCCACGGCACTTCAACACCCTGCGGGATATTGTATAGGTTTTGAAAGCCAAGTCCGTGTTGCTCAAACTTCATTCGGATATATGGAATGATGTTGTATGAGAGCCGCCACAAGGGGAAGTAGCCCGCATACTGCTTCACATCGCCGGGAATATCACGGTAGTTTCCCTTGCGGTCTTTCACTTGGAAGAACTGCCATGCGCTCCACGAATAGCAATCCCACACAAGCAGCTTAAACATATCGTCACAAACGATGCTGTCATACTTGTCCGTCCGCAAAACCTCGTAAGGGCAGCGTGGCAAGTCAAAAGCCGGTTTCCACTTCTCGGCAAGCTCCTTTGGCAGACTGTAAAACAAAGTCAGCCACGATTTGTCGCTATCCTGAGGTATCTCGATGATTTCACCGGGCAGCACCACAAGAAAGCCTTTGGGGTCTTTCGGTTGTGTCATAGCGTCACCTCCAATCGTTTATTTTTGCCCCTCTACTATATATGGCATGAGAAAGTTCAAATTGTTCCAATGCGTCAAAAGTTTTTTGAGATTTTTTGAAAAAACCTCGGAAAGGAATGGAAAGGATAGATACGATATGATTATAGCAAAAAAGTGTGAATAAATCTATTGCTTCTACGCAAGGGCAAAAAAATAAGCGATACTCGGTCAAAAAACCAAGTATCGCTCATTTTTTCGTTAGCCAATCCCGCCTGACAGATGCCGTAAGTGTAATTTTTGGTGAATTACTTTCTTACGAGCACCCGCCAAATGGCGCGGGGAGCTTTTTCACGTCTCCCGCGCGGTCTTCTTCCGTTCCGGCAGAAGCTCCTCCGGAATGTCTCCCAGCGGCTTCGTGTGCAGGAGCGACACCTCCCAGTAGCCGGAGCGGAAATTCCGCTTCAGCCGCTGCAGCGTGGCAAGGGCGATGTTCCCCTGAAAGAAGGGATCGTTGGGGTTCAGGTGCTTTTCCGCCCGCATTTTCTCATAATCGTCCAAATACCGGCCCGTTATGCCGATCGCCGCGCTCAGCCACTCGTTCTCCTCCGAAAACAGATCCTCCTCAAGCTGCCGCCTCGCTGCTGTCTCCGCAAGTCCGGTCGGATACGGACTCTGCAAAGTGGTCTCCCACATTTTCACCTTAATGAGCTTCCTTCCGTCCCGATACGGATAGTCCTTTTCCTCCGAATAGAGTACGATGTACCCCGGCCTCGTCTTTTTCGGCCTCAGTCCGCGCTCCGCGTTGGCGCGCTCGCGGTTGATCCGCAGCAGGTTGGCATTCAGCGCCCGCTGATACGCGCTCTCGTCCTTCTCCGCCTCCAGCTCCTGCCGGAGCGCCTGCAGGCGTTCCTCGGCCTCTTTTTCCGCCTGTGCCAGCGCCTCCCGCGCGCTCCGGTTTGCCATTGCAAGCGCGTTGTCTCCCTCGTTTCTTATCCGCATGGCTTCCTGCCTCGCGTCGGAGACACAGCGGCACAAGCCGTCGTAATCCGCTCGCTCCATCAGCACATGGCTGCACTCCGGATCGTTCTGTCCTCCCGGGACCTCGGCAAATCCGCCCAGCAGCGTTTTCCGCACAAATTGGGTCATTTCAAGCCTCCCCTACAGTCCGCGGATATAGTTATCCGCCACCACGCTGATGCGGTTATGCCCCAGCGCCTTGCTGCACAAGAGCATCGCTGCCTTGTCCAGCTTCTTCCCCGCCTCGTCCTTCCGGCAGGTGTAGACATCGCCCTGAAACCGCTTCCCCGTCCCCTTGTTCACCCGGTCGTAGGGGATCTCCCCGATCGGCCGGGCGTAGGCCTTATAGATCGCCGTGGCGTATTCCGCGCGGTAGGCGTGAATGTCGGCGCTCGTATGGATGTGCTGCCACACCTTCTCCTCCGCGGGCGTGTCGGCGATCCGCTCCACGATCTGCGCCGCGTTTTTTCCGATGATCGGACTGAGCCGCTCCCGTCCGCCCTTGCCGTTGCGGACATGAATGAACCACTCCTGCGGGAAAAGCATCGCGTCCCGCAGCATTTCCAGCCGCTTTGTGACGCTCGGCGCGCGCTCCTCCTCCGGAATCTGCTCCAGCTGCGCGGCATCCGCCGCGATCTGCTCACAGCGCACGAGGTCCTTTCCGCGAAGCTCTCCCAGCTCGCGGCGGCGCAGCCCCGTCCCGCGGCAGAACTTGATCAGCTCGTCGTTGTTCGTCTTCGAGAAGTGTTCGTCGCGCACGCAGTCGCTGCGGCTGCGCTTGATGTCCTCCCGATTCCGCTTGGGCAGCTGGAAATAGTCCTCGTCGTCCGGCTCGATCCCGTAAAGCTTGCCGAGCGCCTTCGCCTCCAGCTGCACCGTCCACGCGGAAAGCTCCTCATCCGCTCTGCTCTGAAGCCATTCGTTGACATACTTTTTTGCGCCTTTGAGCGTCGTACACTCCGGATGCTTCTGCTTGATATAGCGAAGGAAATATTTGATGTGCTTCCAGTAGCTCTTATATGTATTTACCGAGAAGATCTTATCCTTTTCCGTGCCTTCGGCCACGGCTTCCTTTTTGCTCTCGCCGAAGGCCAGCATCTCGGTCAGCCGATCATAGGCCTGCTGGTGCAGATCCTTGTAATAGGTTTTGTTCTTCCGCCCCATCCGGCTCCCTCCTGTCCGTTTGTCTGTCCATTTATGTTCAAGCCGCGCCGCCTCCTGCCAGCTCCGCGCGGAGACTCGGCGATCGGCAAATACACTTTTTAAGGTCTTGTGTGTGACCGTTTTGGGGTCGCCCCCGACACTTTTTCCTGCTTATGTGTGCAGCCCTGTTTCTTAACTTCCACGGCAGTCAGGGCCTGTCGGCGCCTTTGCAGAGGGCGCGCTCTCCGGAAAATCTACAGCATTCCGGCTGCTATCACAGGGTGGATAGGAACATGATACTTTTTACTTACCGGCACTTTCAAAGAGATTACTCCTGCCGGGTCCATGGCACGCTTTCCGTTTCGCATTGGCTACTGTGGCAAGCCCGCGCGCCACACAGGCGTATCGCACCTGCTTCGGCTTCTTGTGATGCAAACCTGTCTATGCCTATCTTATCACATGGCACCGACGGCTGTCAACATATCACTAGTATCTTATTTATATCGGTTTACCCGTTCATGTTATGTATTTTCCGCGCTCGCGGAAAAACCGCCTCCCCCCTCTCGCGAAAGCCGGTGGGACCCCCCCGCTCATTTTTGGTCAGCCCGAACGGGCAGCCGCCCGGCGGCGCTTTGGCGACTTATCAACTCCAATTTTGTTCCAAACACGGTTTTGGCTCCCACATTTCTCCTCCCGGACAGCGCCGCCGTCTCCACTGTTTCGGCAATACCTTCTTTTGCAAAAAAATGACTGCGGACGGCCCGAAATGTATGGATCAGCACCCCGAAATGCGTCGCTCCGCCGCCTCCGCGCCGTTTTTTGACATCAAAACATCCAGCTTACTCTTGACAAGCCATCGCGATGATGTCATAATGTTTTTTATGAAATGACATCATAATGTCAAACCCCGTCGAATTATGGGGTCTGACCGCACCAAAGGGGGAATTTCGGTGGAAGAAGCCAAGGTCAAGCTGCTCGTCTACGCCACGCCGGACGAGCGCACGCGCATCAAGCTGGCCGCGACCAAGCTCGGCATGAGCATGACGCAGTTCATGCTCGACACCATCATGGAGCAGGTCGTAAGCGTCGAGGAGCTGGAGCGAAAGGGGGCGGAGAGCAAATGAAGACCGTCGCCATCATGAATCAGAAGGGCGGCACGGGCAAGACGACCTCCGCCATCAACCTCGCCGGCGAGCTGGTGCGCCGCGGCAAGCGCGTGCTCATCATGGATATGGACACGCAGGGCAACGCCACCAGCAATTTAGAGCTGACCGAGGTGCCCGCCGTCACGCTCGCGGACGTCATCTGCGACAAGGGCCACCGCATCCCCGACGCCATCTGCCATACGAGCATCGAAAACCTCGACCTCGTGCGCGGCGGCGCGCTGCTCGCCCCCGCGCTCACCGCCATGCAGGAGCTGCCCTTCGGCCGCGACATGACGCTCCGCCGCCTGCTCCCGCAGATCCCGCAGGACTACGACTTCGTGTTCTTCGACTGCTCGCCCTCGCTCGAGAGCCTGTTCAACATCAATGTTCTCGTCGCCGTGCAGTACATATTGATCCCCATCAAGGTCGATAAAAACTCCATCGAGGGCTACAACGTCATGCTCGAGACGGTGCAGAATGTGCGCGAGCTGGTCAATCCGGACATCCGCGTCCTCGGCATCTTCATGACCGCCGTCGAGTCCGGCTCGACGCTCGATAAGGAGATGATCGCCTCCTTCCCCCAGATGCTGCCCGACCTTGCATTCCGCAGCTACATCCGCAAGAACATCGACGTGAAGAAGGCGCCGCTGGCGCTCCAGCCGCTGTGCTTCTTCTCCCCCCGCTGCGCCGCGACGGCGGACTACGCCGCGCTGTGCGACGAAATGCTGGAACGAATGGAGGGCTGAGCATGGCGAGCAAGAAATCTCCGTCCATCTTCGGGACGCTGCAAAAGACCACCGAGGCCGCCAGCGCCGTCAACGGCGAGTTCGTCCGCCAGCTGCGCGTTTCCGACCTCGAGGATAACCCCATGAACCGCTTCTCCATGGCGGAGGACGAGCAGTTCCTCTCCACCGTCGAGAGCGTGAAAAAGGACGGCTTCCTTGAGGACATCATCGTCACCCCCGCCGCGACCGAGGGCAAATACCGCATCGTCAGCGGCCACCGCCGCGTCGCCGCCGCGCGAAAGCTCGGCAAGACGACCGTGCCGTGCAAGGTGCGCCATTATGAGGACTCCCTCGCCGAGCTGCGCGCGCTCATGGGCGCGAACCTGCACCGGCGCAATCTCTCGCCGTTTGACATGGCCCGCCAGCTCGAAACGCTGCGCGAGGTGCTGAAAAACGAGGATAAGCTCCCCGCGAACGTCAAGGAGCAGTCCGTCCTCATGGCCGAGCAGACCGACCTCTCCCGCGCGACGGTCGAGCGCTATTTAGACCTCCTGAACCTCGACGAAACGCTCACCGCCTGGGCGGAGAGCGGCAGAATGACCATGACCGACGCCTACGAGCTGGCCCGCAGGAGCAACGCCCACCTCTACCCCGCCGTCGAGGAATTCGTCGCCAAGGCAGGCGAAACGGACGACTTCCCCGTCCTCGTCCATCGCGCCATCGCCTACGCCAAGGCCGCCGAGCTGCCCCCCGCGCCGCCCAAGGCCGCGCCGAACGCGCTGCGCAGCGTCGATTCCTTCGGCCGCGCCATCCGCCGCTCCACCGCGCAGCTTCGCACCCTGAAGCTCGACGACGCGGACAAGGCGACCGCCAAACGCAAGCTCGATACCTGCCTTGCCAATCTCGACGAGCTGCGCCGCACGGTCGAAGCCCTCAAAAACAGCCTCGACTGACCCCATTCGCACAAAAAAAGCTGCAAGCACCGCTTGCAGCTTTTTTCTTTGCTCATCCCTCCGCGATCTCGCCCCACGCGAGCTCCAGCGCGCCCCCGTGCAGAGCCTCTGCGCGGTCGAGCGTCAGCGCCGCGCAGGGTACCGCTGTCACGGTCAGGTGCGCGGGCTTCTGCCGCGCGAGGGCGTCCTCCAGCGCCGCCATGCCCGCCTCCTCCGGCAGCCGTCCCATGCAGACCGCTGCCAGCTCGACCGCGTAAGCGCCGAAGTCCTCCGTCACCTCGCCGCGGTCCGCGCCGCCGACCGCGACCGCCAGCGCCGAGAGCCGCTCGCGGGTGAGCGTCTGCCCGCCCGCCATCGCGGCATAGATGCGCGCCCTGCGGCGCGCGCCGTCCTCTCCCGACCGGTCGGCAAGGCCGTACTCGCGCTCCCAACGGGAAAGCCCCGCCGCGTCCGCCTGACCGACGAGCAGCCGCGCATTGACCCGCTCCCCCGCTTCGCGCAGCAGCGCCTCGCCCGCCTCGCTTGCCTTCAGCACCGCGCCGACCGGCTGAATTTTCGTCACGCTCTCCGGCAGTCTCATGCCGTCACCTCCGTGAGCGTCACCGTGCCGGGTACGCCGATCTCGCGCTCGCCGAGCGCAAAGCTGGTCCCCGCGCCGCCGAGCGTGAAGGCCGTCACATCGGCGACCCCCTCCTGATCGAGCAGAATGGCGCTCACACGCGCGTAGCTGACGAGGCGGGTCGTTAACGCCCCCTCGCGGCAAAACGCCGTGAAGGCCCCTTTAAATGCGTTTACGACCCCTTCGAGGCTCGCGCCCTCGCTCAGAACGACGCTCGCGGCAATGTTCAGCGGCTTTTCGACCGCTGCAAACACCTTCGCGTCCGCGCCGATGGGGCGCTTTTCGTCCACGACGCTCTGCGCCGCCGCGACCGCCGCCGCGCTCGCGGCTCTGCCGTCCTGCCCGACCGCGACAATGTCCACCGTCCCCGCGCCGCGCGCGAGGGGCAGCACGCGCACGCGCAGAAGGCCCTCCACCGTGCCGCACCACGCGGCGTAATCGTCGGCGTTGCCGCTCGCGCCCTGCCGCTTGAGGCTTTCGAGCGCGCGGGAGCGCAGCGTTTCGTCGTCCTCGCCTGCGCGGCGCTCCACGCCGCGGTCGGCGCAGACCCTTGTGAGCCACTCCCCCGCCGCGCTCGCAACGAACGCGCGCTCCTCCAGACCGTCGATCTCCGTACTCCACAGCTCCGCGCAGCCGTCCGCGCAGGCGCGCAGGAGGTCGCCCGCGAAGCTGCCCTCGACCGTGCTGCCCGCGCCCGTGTAGGCTTTTTCCATCGCGGCAAAAATTTCGTCCTTCGTCATGCCGTTTCCGCCTCCGTTTCAAAGGAATTGTACACCGTTTTCACGGTGAAGCGCACCGTCGCGCCGTCCGCGCGGTGCTCGAACGAGAAGCCCTCCACGCCCGTGATGTACGGGCAGACGAGCAGCGTCTCGGTGATGGTCCTCTTGAGCAGGCTCTCGCGGATGCCCGCGTCGCCGCTCCTGCCGAGCAGCGCGGCAAGCTCGTTGCCGTAGTCGCCGCTGTGCGCGCTGTACCTCCAGCGCGCGCACCTTGCGTCGAGCGCAAGGCGCACCCAGAGCTTCACGGCCTCGTCGCCCTCAAGCGTGTACGGCTCACCGCCGCGCAGCGCAAGCGCGCCGCTCTCCCAGTCCACCGCCCACTCCCGGAAAAGCGGGAGCGGGCTTTCGTTTGTCTCGGGGGCCGTCCCCCAATCGGGAAAAATCATCTTCTCTCCTCCCCTACTCCACAAAAAACAGCAGCAAAAAGCCCTCCTCGCACGGCAGGAGCGCAAGCGTCCGCCCCACATCCTCCGCGCGCAGGCTCATGCCCGCCGGACGGAACAGCCCCTCGCTCACCTCGCACCCGCCGACGCGGACCGTCAGGGGCGAGACGCCCACGAGCGTCCCGAACAGCGCGCCGCCCCCGTCAAGGCTCTTTTCGGGCCGGAGCAGCGCCCACAGCTCGCTGTATACATTCATGCCTCTCCCTCCCAGGTCAGCTCGGTCGTGAACAGCCCGCGCTCCCAGCGGTGCTTTACCGCCGTGAGCGGATACGCGCCGTCCAGTCCGAACTCCTTCCGGTGCAGCTCGATCATTGCGCCGCAGCGGTACCTGAGGTCTCCGCGCACCGTCAGCTCCCCGCGCAGGATACGCCCGCACAGGCCGCTCTGCGCCTGCGCCGCAGCGTCCCCGCTTTTGCCGAGTACCCGCTGGCGCAGTCCGAAGCGGGCGAGGTCGGTCGTGTTCTGCGCCGTGGCGGCGGCCGCCCCCCTGCGGTCGATGACCGCGCAACGGTTGACCATCTGCCTTGCGTCCGCCGTCCCGCGGCTCGCGAGTACCGTCTCCTCGGCGATGACAAAGCGCTCCTGCCCCGCCTTCGTGACCGTCAGCGCACCGTTTTGAATGGAAATTTCGCGGTCCTCTCCGACCGCCTGTCGAAGAATGTCGAACGCCCTCACGCCCGCGCCTGCCACCAGCCGCTTCCAGCCCGCAGGGACCTCCAGCGTCCCCACGGGAAGGTTCAGGCGCATCGCCACCGCGCGGCAGATCCCCTCCGGCGACCCGGCGAATACGCCGGACAGCTCGTTCGCCGTCAGGTACAGCCCGCGGTCGCACGCGATGAGCGTCACCGTTTCGACATTTCTCGACACCGCCTGCACCGCGCCGAGAAAGGCCTCCTCCCCCGCGTCGCCGAGCAGCCGCACCGCGTCGCCGAGGGCAAGGCTCTCCTTCGGAAAATAGCGGTCGGCCGCCGCCGTCAGCAGCACCGCCGTGAGCGTCGCCGCCGCGTCGCCGCGGCTCTTTTCCAGCGTCACGCTCTGCGCCGCCGCGTTGAGCAATATCCCGTTTGCATACAACTTCACAGCACCAGCACCTTTCCGACCGGTAATTTTCTCGGCTCGGTCACGCCGTTTTTCTTCGCGATCTCGCGCCAGCGCGTCCCGTCGCCGTACAGCTCGCAGGCGATGCCCCAGAGCGTGTCCCCGCGCTTGACCGTCCGCGTTTTCGGCAGCACGCGCTCGTCCGCGCGCGCCGTTTTCCCCGCGCTCTGCGCCGCGCCGTCTGCGTCCTTTGCCAGCTCGGACGCAAATTTATACTCGCGCAGCGTCAGCGTCAGCGTGATGTCGCCGTCGCCCTCGCGCAGCGTCTCGGTCACGTCCTCGATGAGGAAGGCGTCGTTGATGTCGCTGCCGGAAACGATCAGGCGCACAGGGTCGCCGCTGTCCTGCCAAGCCTTCAAAAGCGAGAGCACCTCCGCGCCGTCCGTGCCGCCGTAAAACGGCGAGCGCTCCTCCGGCAGGAATGTCGTGAACGACACCTCGCGCAGCCCGCGCCCGCCCCAGAGATTGACCGTTCCGCCCATCGCCAGCCGCTCCACGCGGTTGCAGTTGGGGCGCGAAACGCGCAGCCGTTCGGGGTTGACTGTAAAGGTAAACTGCTGTTCACCGTTGTTGTGCCAAATCAAAATTGTCCGACTCTTTGCCATATTCCCCCCTATCGCACCCACGCCGCGCGGCGCAGGCCGTCGAGCAGCTCCCGCGCGACCCTCTCGGCAAGTTCCGATGTGGTTTCGTGCAGCGTTTCCGTGACTTCCGACTTACTTTCGTGCAGCGGATCCCCGCCTGCCGCGTCGTTTTCCGACTCGGTTTCGTGCAGCGCTTCCGCATATTCCGACTTACTTTCGTGCAGCACTTTCCCGCCCTTCGCGTCGTCTTCCGATGTGATTTCGTGCAAACTCGCTCCGTCCTGCCCGTCGATTTCCGACTTGCTTTCGTGCAGGCCGAGCGCATATCCGTCCTCCGGCGCGGCGCGTTCCGATAAAAACTCCCGCTCCGTTTTCTGTAAACTGCCGTCCATTTTGTCCGAAACCCCAACATTTTGTGGTGCATCGGGCGATTTTTCGGGCAGGACTTGTGTTTTGCCGTCAGGCGGGAGCGGTTCGCCATATTCTGCCAAAAACTCACATGAGGCTTGTCCGCCCGCTTTTTCTCCATGCACGGAACGATGTCGGATTTCCGCGTTTTTTCCCGCTTTTTCCCGCACGGTGTCAGGTCGGATCGCTGCGTCCGCCGTTTTTTTCTGCACGGCATCGCCTCGGACTTCCGCATTTACCTGCACGACGGCAGGTCGGATTTCCGCCTCTTTGTCCGTCTCATGTGAGTCCTGTCCGCCCGCGCCTTCGTCCGTCCCGTCCGCCGTGTGGTCGAACCGCTGACCTCTTGACCGCCCGTTATCCGCCGTGTGTCCGTCCGATGTCACGGCAGGGAACGCCGCCTTTTTGTCCGTGTCCGTGCCATACGCCGCGGCTTCACGGGCTGTCCCGTCCGATGCCTCGGAGGAAGCGCCCGTGTCCGCGGCTTTGCCCGCGCCCGCGCTGTCTCCATCTGTGTTCTCCGCAGGCGAGACCTCCGCCACTTTGCCGTTCGTCTCTGTCTCCGTCCAGCCGGACAGCGCGCGTACCGCCTCGGCGGCCTTCGCCGCCTCCGCGTCGGACACGAGCGCCATTACCTGATCGGGGCGGTAGACCTTGCCCGCGCGCAGCAGCGCCGCACCGGCGCCTTGCAGCTCACGGCAGGCGGCATAGAACACCGCGCGGTCGCTGTCCGCGCCGCGCATGAGCCGTTCCAGCTCGCGGACGGGGAGCGCCTCGACCGTCACCGTCCCCAGCGTACCGGCCTCGACCGTCCCGCGTGCGCGGGCGTTGTCCGCCCGCGCCGCGAGAATGTCCCCAAGCGCCATCATTCGCCGGCGCCGATGGCGTCAAGGCTCTTGAGTTCGCTCGGACGGAAGGTGAACGGCAGGCTCTGGCCGTTGACCTCGCCGATCTTGTAGTTGATGAACGGCAGCTCCGTGAACGCCACGCCCGCAATGGCGTAGCGCTCCTCCTGCCCGTCCACGCTGTCCGGGTCCTTGAGCGCGGTCGTGATGGTGCAGCGCTTGTCCACGCCGCGCCTGGCCTCGTCAAGCACCTCGTAAAAGCGCGTGTAGACCTGCTTGAGCTTCATCGTACCCTCTCCGGAATAGCCGGTGATCTTGCTGTCCACATCCATGCCGAGCTGCACGCGCTCGCGCTGCAGCTTGACCTTGACCGTGATGCTCTCCAGCTCCGCGATCAGCGCGCCGTCCACCCAGACGGACGCGAACGAGCCGGAAAGCGTGCGGTTTGCCTGTAACTGTGCCATGCTTCTCCCTCCTTACATCGCAATTTTCAGCGTCAGATCCTCCATCGCGTCACAGAATGTCAGAGAAGCCTCCAAAAAGACCTCGCTGCCGGTGTTCGCGCGGAGAATTTCTGCGTCGGACATCTCGCCCGTGTCCGTGCCGTGGCTCTCCAGCCAGCCGCGCTGGCCGGACAGGGACACTCGGCACGCGTTGTCCGCCGTCTTGTCCAGCACATCGCCCTCGAGCGCCTTGAAATAGGCGTTGATGGCCGTCACGAGCAATAGCTTGTTGTCGTAATCGTTCAGCACGCTGCCGATGTAGCCCTCGCGGAAGGTGCGCGTGATGTCCGCGCGGATGAGGTCCACGCCGTCCACGATCTTGATCTTTCGGAACGCCGCGCCGTGCGCGGTCGTGACCGTGGTCAGCGAGTTGACCGCGCGGCCGAGGCAGTAGCCCTCGCCGTTCGGCACAAGGATGAGCTTGCCCGCGTCGATGGCCGCGTCCGCGTCGCTCTGCGCGCCGCAGGAGACGACCTCGCTCAGCTTGGCATAGGTCGCCGAGCGCGTGAGCGGCGTCGCCGCCAGCAGACCCGCAATGCGCGCGGCGTAGTTGTCCGCCGTCACCGCGCCGTCGGTGAGTACGATGTCCTCCGCGCACAGATTGATGATGCCCTCGTCGTCAGGCGCCGTCGCGTTGGCGACGACCGCCTTCACGCCGCGGCCCTTGGCGCGCTCGGCCTTGATGTAGCTGATGACCTTCGCCTGCGTCAGCCCCGGCGCGGCAAGGTAGTCAAAGTCCAGCGTGTCGAGCGCGGTGAAAGTGTCCGCCTCGTCGCTGCCGATGCGCAGCACCGCCACCTTGCTCGGCCCGGCCTGAAAGCACAGCGAGAGCACGCGGTAGTTCTCCTTCGTGAACTTGCTCTCGTCCACCTCGCTCAGACTGCGGTACACGGCGCTCGCCGCGCCGCCCTTGGTCGCGTCCGTGACAGCCAGCGCCACGACCCCGCGGCTCGAGCGCTTGACGGCGCTCACCGCCGCCGTTTCAAAGGAAATGTAAATTTCCGGTAAACCCATTTCGGTTTCTCCTCCTGTTATCAAATCAGTTGCTTTCGTTCCAATGCAGCACCTGCATCGTTTCGCCGCCCGCGCCGCCGCCGTCCGCCTTGGGCGGCACGCTTCGCGTCAGCGAGAGCGTAAAGCGCAGCTCGTCGCCCTCTGTCTCCAGGCCCTGCGGGGACAGCACGCGCCGCACCTTGCCGCCGCCCGGCACGCCGGAGGGCAGCGCCATCGGAATGCCCCGCAGCAGCACGGGGACCAGCGCCGCGAGCCTCCCGTTTTTGTCCGACCGCTCGCGGTCACCCGCACACCTTATGCTCACGCGGTAGCGATGCTCGGCCTGCGCCCCGCCCGCGCACAGCACCGCGCCGTCCTCCCGCGCATCCACGGTAAGAAGCGGGTACTCGCCCGTGTGCCTTGCGGGGGCGCACACGGCGTGAATGCCGCTCTCCTGCTCCAGATAAGCGCGCACGCCCTCTTTGATGTCGTTCAATTTCTCACCTCCGACTCATGTGAGTCTTGTCCGCCGCCTCCCAGCGGCGTTCCCCCCTTGCAGGGGTGATTCTCTTTGCGAAAGAGAACCACCCCCGCACCCCCAAGAGAACGCAAGGGGCGGGTCGCCCCTTGACTCTCGTACCTTTCTCCTCGAATCACCCCTCAGGAACACACGTCCGTGCAGCGGCGCGGCAAAGCCGCGTTTCCATCGGCTTTCGACTTGGTCTGCGCCTATATCCGCTCAGCCGCTGGTGCAGTGCGGTTTCGTTTCCCTCTGCAACCTTTCTCCGCCGCTGCCGCTCTGCGGCGGGGTTTCGGACAAAACTCACATGAGTTTTCGTACCAGATACGCAGCAGCGGCTGAGCGGAACAAGAAGCACACCAAGTCGTCAGAAGCTCCTGCACCCCCGTACTGTTCCCAAAAAGTTGGCTTCCCTCGGCAGTCCGGGGGTCAAGGGGCTTGCCCCTTGTGTTTCTCTGGGGGTCGCGCAGGGGGTGGTCTCTTTCAAAAGAGACCATCCCTTGCGAACCGTCAGAGGGCGTCAGCCCTTTTGATCTGCTGTGCCGCCCTCGGCACTCCCCGCGCGGCTCCGCGCAAAGCGGGTTCTCTTTCGCAAAGAGACCTCCCCTTGCTGGCCGTCAGAGGGCGTCAGCCCTTTTGATCTGCCGTGCCGCCCTCGGCACTCCCCGCGCGGCTCCGCGCAAAGCGGGTTCTCTTTCGCAAAGAGACCTCCCCTTGCTGGCCGTCAGAGGGCGTCAGCCCTTTTGATCTGCCGTGCCGCCCTCGGCACTCCCCTGTGAAGCAGGTACGGATACCTCCGTAACCTCCACCACCGTCACGCAATGGCTCGGGTACCGCACGCTGTCGCTGGCGCGGGCGTGGTACACACGCCCGCTTTTGTCCGACACCGTCACGCGGTCGCCCAGCCGCAGCCAGATCTCCGGCATCGTGTAGAGCGAGAGCGCGTAGCGGCTCTCGACCAGCGCCGCGCCCTCCGCACCGACCGACGGCGCACTCGTGAGTGCGCTGCGGCTGAGCGCGCAGGGAATATCGGCATAGACCGCCCGCTCCGTCCCGTCGGACAACGGACGAAATACGCAGGCCGTGCGGTCGAAGGTGCGCCGCAGCGCCCTTGTCATCCTCGCATCGCGCATTTTCAGCCCTCTCGGAGCGTTCCGAGCCTGCACCACGGCGCAAGCAGCACGCTTTCGGCGTTTTTCCCGTCCAAATAGGTCACGGATGTGTCGCCGCGCGTGATGCTTTTCACGTCGGACTCACGTGAGACCAGTCCGACCAGCACCGCCGCGACCGCCTGCTCCATCTCCTCCGGAATGTCCGACCGATTGCAATGCGCCAGCGCGCGCTCGCAG